CAATGAAGGCGTTATGGCTGTTCTGCGTGACCCAGAAGCGAAAGAACTCTATCCATTAGTTATGATAACGGAGATAGATGACGACCGTTCTAGACCGCATCATGCCGTAATGGACGGTTATATTACTACTCCAGAAGAAATGGACAGGCTTAATCTTAGACCGCCAAACGGATATAATTGCAGGGGTGCTTTGATTAAAGTCTCTTGGGATGATGCAAATGACAAAGGTTTACTTGACGATTACGGTAAACCAGATATGATAGCAATAAAGAAATCACATACAGCAAAACAACGACAAGCAGTTGAGCAAGGTTTATATCCAGATGAGGGGTTCAAAACAAAAGGACTTTGACAATGAATAACCGGTATCCAAGGTTTTATACGTTACGAGAAACCGCCACAATGCTTCAGGTTAGCGAAGATACTATTTACAGAATGGCACGAAGGGGAGATGTGGGTGCAACCAAAGTAGGTAGACAATGGCGTTTTGACGATAAATGCTTAGAACAAATGAAGTTTAGTAAGAGCGGTAAAAAGCAATAGTATGCAAAACTATGCAAACTCCCTCTTTTAACAACACAAACCCTTGCACAATGCAATAATAGGGTTATGAGCGAAGCAACTCCCTCTCATCGTATCAGTGATAACGGTGATAAGGTTACAATTCACGACTTAGAACTTTTTGTCGGTCATATAAATGGCTTTGATGATGATGAGTCAGATATCAAAAACCTCGATACAGAGGCGATAGACTCTATCATTACAAAAACCAAAAGACATATGTCCGCAGGTTCTAACCCTAAATTGGTCCTTATGCATCAAGATGACGGAAACAACGCACCAACAGAAGCAGTCGGAGACATAGTAAACATTCACTCTAAGCCAATAACTATAAATTGTGAGACAGGTGAAAGTTACCAAGGAGCCGGCATTGTTGGCGATGTTGAAATGAGTAAGTCAGACTTCCAAGAGTTTCTTGCCTCTAATAAGTATCCTAGAAGGTCGGCAGAGATTTGGGAAGATGGACATTTATCGGAAGTTGCTTTACTAGGCAGGGAAACTCCTGCTCGACCGTTACGAGATACTAAGTTTACACGAACAGGTGCCAAGAAGGTTTATCACAGACCCGCAACCTTTGATATGGTATCACCTGGCAGTGCTAATACATACATACCAACTGGGTCAGAAGAAAAAGAGGAATACGAAATGACTGACATTTCTATGCCAGACCATGAGGAAGATGCAAGCATCAAGAAAGACTTGCTTGCAAAGTACCGAATGGAAAACGAAGAACTTCGTAAAGAACTAGATACATTAAAAGCATCTATGGAAGAATCCGATGAAGAAAAAATCGAGATGAATATGGGTGAAGATGAAATGGATGAGTACAACTGCGAAATGCAAGACGAAGATGACAAAATGGAATACGAAGAAGACGAAGACGAAGATATGAAATCCGAATTTTCTAAACTACGCAAGTCCAAAGCAGGTCAAAAAGTAGTATCCACATACGCTAAAGTAAAACAAGAACGAAACCTTTATAAGAAAAAGTTCAAAAATGCTTTACTTGCAACTCAAAAGGCGAAGTTTAATCGTGCTTTAGACAAGATGGCTCAAGAAGGATTCAGAGTAAAGGCACACCGTGATACCATGTTGCAAGAACTTATGGATGCTAAAGACGCAGTTGCTAAAATTAAGTTTTGGCGTCAAACAATGAAACGAGTTCCACTGGGTAAACGATTGAATTCTAAAAATACTCGTCAACGAACTAAAGTTTCATTCAGTCAAGAACGAAAGCAAGTCGCTTCTGAGTCAGCAGTAAAACGAATTGCACAAGAAGGTCTTGACGCGAATTCGTTCCAAAAAATCTATCAAGAAGAACTTAGAAAATCTTAATTAAAAGAGAGAAATAAAATAATGGCACACTCAATAACACCAAACCTTGAAGCGGGTGGCACAATTCGTCCATACCGTATCGTAAAAGTAAATTCATCCGCAGATAATCAATGTCTGGAAGCAGATGCTAATGAATTGGCTATCGGAATCGTTGCAGGAAGCACTCGTCAATTTGATTCAGCAAACCACGCAGAAGATGGTGATACAGTAACTTTGCAACCCGGTGCAATCATGATGGTTGAATGCGGTGGTAGTGTTACTCGTGGCAATAGCCTCGAAAGCAATGCAGATGGCAAAGCAGTAGCAGAAACCGCATCAGGCACATTAAATCGACACACAGTCGGTATAGCGTTAGAGTCGGGTGCAAGCGGAACTATTATTCGTATGATTTGGCGTCCGAAAACCACACGACACGCACTTTCCTAATAACTAACAAACCTTAAAGAAAAAGAGATACTAAAATGGCAGAAGTAGCACCAGGACAAGCAAACACATATGTCCCTACATTTAGTGAAGCGACAGGACTAGTACAGGTTGAGTTTTCACGCAACCCAAGTTCCTTCGCAGTAAACCAATACGCAAAACTAGTACCTGTATCAAAAGACACAGGCTACTATTTGAAAATCGATGAAGAAGAGCAAGCCAGAGTGGTCAGCACCTCCGATTGGGTTTGGGGCGATGGAAATGATGCACCAGAAGGCATCCAACAAGACCACGAGTTCACAGCATTTAGAACTCAACGTCATGCTCCGACTTTTATGCTCGGACAAAAATCAGCCGGCAATGCTGACTTCGATATAATCGCAAGTCATGCACGAATGGCGGCTAGTAAGTGTATGCGTATTCGTTCTTACCGAGCCGCGACTGAATTAACTACAACAAGTAATTGGGTAACAGGCACAACTGATACTGCAACAAATGTTGGTGGTGGTAAGTGGCAGGGTTCAACCTCCGCAAATGCCTATATCCAAAAATCATTCAATGGCGTAGTTGAGAACATTCTTGCTAACACAAACGAAGCAGTAACAGCAAAAGACATTGTTGCTGTGATGTCAGACCAAACGGCTCATACGATTACTGAATCACCGGAATATCGTGAATATTTCCAAGGAAGTCCATTCGCGGCTAACTTCGTTCGTGGTGCAGGAGAGTTCGATGAATTCTTACTACTATCAACATTCTTTGGTCTTGGTGGTATTATTGTAGACCCGACTAGTCGAGTAACAAATCGTAAGGGTGCAACAAAAGCACGTTCACGAATCTTTGATGACGATGTTGCATTCGTTTCGCGAGTTGGTGGTCAAATGGGTACAGAGGGCGTTCCAGATTTCTCTACACTTTCTATCTTTGCTTATGAAGATATGACAGTTGAAACTGAAGATGATACATGGAACCGTCGCGTTCGTGGTCGAGTCGTAGACGATTCCGCAGTAGTTCTAACAGCCCCACTATCAGGATACCTCCTCACTGACGTTTGGGATTGATATTTAGGACATTGGGTTACGAGTAACCCGACCCCCTATGAGGGCGGGAGGGATTTTCCCTTCCGCCTTCTTTAATGGAGATTTAATGGCACAAGCAACTTACATAACGGCAACGGAACTAGCAGAATCTTTTGACTCTAGGATGATAAAACAACTATCCTCCTATACAGGAAGTCCACAAGGAAGTGTGGATAACTCTACTGTGACTAACGCAATCGAAAAGGCATCAGCAGAAGTTCAATCCTTTGCGTTGCGTGGCGGTCTTTATTCAGCAGAAAACCTTTCGGATTTACAAACCGCAGACGATTGGACTCTCAAGACTCTCGTTGCAACCCTGACTATGAAACACTTGTTCAGGGGTAAGACAGGAAATATACCACCAGATATGCAAGCAATGGTGGCAGAAGCATCACAAACTCTGGAAGAACTTAGAGATGGTAAACGAGTATTTAACTTTACAACCAACCACACAGCAGGAAAAGCAAAAGCCCATGTTATAGGCGTATCGGTAAGGGGTAATCTAAATATGCCTTCCGATTCTCAATTCTTTCCTGATAGGATAACTAGGAAGTATTGATGTCATCACTGGGTTCACAATCTGTTGAAAAATCAATCCGTAATGTTTTGCGTAAGTATTCAACGGCATCTATTCTTACCGATAGAGCAAAAATGCGAATACGCAATCAGGGAGATAGTACGGTTAAATATCCAGAACTATGGGCAAATAGAGAACAGGTCGGTTACAGGAAGAACGGCAAAGCATTAAGAGACACAGGTTTGCTTATGATGCTTTTATCTGTTGAAGTAGAAGCAGGGTCTGATATTAAATGGACACTCACGGACGGTACAGGTTACGGTGTAAAACATCAAGAAGGTTTTATTAATCAAGGTCCAATAGCGGTTGCATTAAGCCCAAAAGCAAAGGGCATCATCAAGGCAATGGGTGAACCGCCACATGATATACTAGCATTAGACCAAGCAGGGTTAGAAGAAGCACCTGATTTAGAGTCTGCGCAAAACCCAAGAAAAGGTAATCTAAAATACGATTACTACATAATAGAAGGTAATCCAAAAGTACCTGCAAGACCAATAGCGAACAATCCACCAGAGGATATACGAGCAATAACAGCACACATTAAACGAGCAATAAAGGGAATTAAGTAAAATGGCACTTGGATTTGAAATACATGGACCTACATTAGTAAAGGTCGATATGACAGGCGGAACGGATGGTCTGGTTAACTTGGGCTATACCGACAATAGCGATTTAATTAGTTTTGAATTGGATTACATGACTGAGCCAATTACGACTACTCATATGGGAAATATCCCAGAACAATATATCCATTTAGGAACAATAGGTTATCTCAATATGACTATGGTTAAATGGGATACAGCAACAATGGACGATTTAATTTTTTCAGTTCCGGGTGGTTCAACCGAAGGTGCGGTTGGTACAGTTGGTGCGGTGAGGTTAGGTCCACAAGGAACAACAGACCATACATTTTCAACTAATTTTTCAGTCCAATTAGCCTGTGCTACATCAGGAGATACATACAATTTTGAAAATTGTTTGATTGAAGGTCGTGGCGTTCGTGTAATGGATTTTGGAAACAAGGCACAACGAGTTGCATTAAGTATCGTTTGCTTGCCTTACTCAGACTCAGATGGTGTACATCATGGTGATGACAACATTTATTCAGTAACAAGAGGATAACTTTAACTTGGAGGTATATTATGAAAGAAATTAACACAGACAACGATGACCATGTATTTAAGATTACAGTAAAAAACAAAGGCATTTTATATATTGATGGGTTTGAACTCGCTTCTGCTTGTTCGGAACTCCCCTCAGTAAAAGAGGGCGGTGACCCAACAGCAGACGAAATATCTGAAGCAATAAAAACTGTATGTTGGATGGACGGAGAAACGAATCTAAGTTTATTCACAAAGCATGAGTTGTTTGCAGTAGGCACAAAAGCACTTATGGAGATTCAGAACTTGGGAAACGCATGAAACTCCACGCTCTATTTGCATCAACATACGGTTGGTGTCCTCAAGCAAGAGGGTTGAGTCGTGGAGAAATGGAACTAGGTCTTATGTCAAACTTACAACAAGTAAATGCACGAAAGAGTTTAGATTTTACACAAGCGATAGGTGCTTCATTAAACGGCGATGCTTTAGCCAACTTATTAGAACAGGCAGGAGCCTCAGAAAAAGACATCATTAAAATTAAGATGGAATCATTTAAATCAGAAACGCAATCAGGTAGAGGAAATACACCATGGCAATAACATTCGGAAGCGGTGGAAACGCAATTTTTGTACGATTAGGCAAATTATTTAAGGTCGCAAAGGCAGTAGAAACACATCAATCTGGAAGTGGAGGTCTTGCAGAAGAAATAGAAGATGTTGTAGATGAGTTTACATCAGCAGATATGCATATGGTAAGTGACTTTACTGCAAAGAATGCTATTTTAAATTGGCAAAAAAGTGCGGGTGCAATTTTGAATACTATTTCAAGTATGGCAAAGCGAATTGTCATAGAAATGGTAAACGATGATACTGCCCTTAATCAAAAGAATTTGCGACAAGCATTAGTAGAACTCATTGACCAAATGAGTACCGACAAACACGTTGAGGATGCAATATTTTCAGTAGCGGGAGATGATGCACCTGCCTCGATTACAGGCACAGGTAATGGAAAATACTTTACTTCATCTTCAAATGGAGAAGGAAAAAAGTTCCAGTATCTTAGAGTTGGCTCTACAACGTTGGAATGTGTTAAAGATGCTCAGGTATCTGGAACTGCGGGTAGAGAGACGTTTACACTCATGAGTGATAAAGCAGTATCTGATATCCGTGACCCAGATTTTCCCGGTGGTTACGGAAACACAAATACCATTGCAGTTTCAGACCCAAGTTATCAGCAACAATCTGGTGTAGGAAGAAATATGCTTGCCAATGGACACTTTGAAAACTTTACTGTTGCAAATACTCCAGACAATTGGACAGTAGCAACAGGAACCATTGGTACTACACTTTATGAAAATACAGGGTATCATCGAGGTGCTAAGTGCTTGCGTTTTAAAGGCGATGGCTCACAACTAACAAAGATTACACAAACATTCAATACTTCTGGGCAAACGACTGCAAAGTTTAGACCAGAAACAAGATACGGAATGTGCTTTTGGATTAAATGTGATTCAGGTGTTTCTGCGGGTGTTGTTAAAGTTAGAATTTACAAAGCGGATGGTTCTACAGTATTAGATACTGCTGACATTGTGGTAACTCCTTCATCTGATTTAACAGACGATACATGGACAGCAAAAGCCGTAACATTTTCTACACCATTAGTTCTAGAGGCAAGTTATAAAATAAGTATTGAACTTACTACTGCTTTGACGAACAATGGGAATGTTTACATTGATGGATTGCAAGTATTTAGGATGCAACATCTAACTAATTCCTCAAGTTTTCATATTGCAATTATCCCAGGTGCAACTGACTTTAAATTAGAGGACTCAGCAAAACTTGCAATTACTCAATCTACAGTTAGTGAAATGCAGAAGTACCTAAATAAGTTTTTAGGTCTTGAGGCTATGGGTTTACAAATACCTTACCATACTTCCGCTTCTGAAGCAGATAGTTTGATAGCGTGATGCGTCATGGCAGTAACTACACAAAGAGCAATATACGCAGGATTACTAAGTGATTTAAGAGCCGGCTCAACCGGTGTCCATGATGACTATATTTTTATCACACCACTACCTTTGTTTGTGCAAGCAGACGAAAGGATTATTCAATTAATTCCCGGTGTCCCCAATGTAGCAACTGAAGATGTTGGTCTTGGATTAATTGAAGAAGATTTTAGAATTGCAGTATGGGCAAGAGTTTACCTTGACCAATCTGGGCATTCTACTGAGAAGATTACCGACAGTACTTATGGCGTTATGAAAACAATGGAACTCGTTAGACAGGTCTTGTTACAGTCAAAAGCCGATGATGAAGCAACTGTACCTGTCCGATGGATTAACGGTTCTGCTCCTCAAGAAACAGCAGAAGCACCGGGTTGGGTTTATTACGAAGATACCTATAGAGTTGGATATGAAATAACTTGGAGTTAAAATGGCAAAAGACCTAGGAACAATAACACATCAAATCAAAACCTCTAGCGAAGGTGGAGGTGGTGGCAAATCTAACACAGATGCTGTTACAGGTAGTGGTAGACAGGGTGGAGCAACAAATGCAATTGGTGGTGCGGGTAATGTAATAAGAGGATTATCAAGTGGTGGTATAAGTGGTGGTGGTCAAGCACTTGCTAAAGTAATGGGCTTTGCTAAACTTGCAGGAATAATAGGTCTTGCTGTTGGTGCATTTGCTTTACTCGTAATGGGCATTAAAAAAGTCATAAATGTATTTACTAGTTGGGTTAAGCAAATTGAATCAGGTATAGAAAAGTTTTCTAAATACAATGCTCAATTAGCAATGGTCCAAGCCCTGAGGCAAGTTGGACAAATTAG